ATGCCCTCGGGAACGGACGCGAAGCCGGCGACGTAGACGACCTTGAAGCGCTTCACCCCGAGCCACCAGGTCGAGCACTCCGACACCAGGTCGAGCCGGCCCCGCCCGTAGAAGCGCGGGCTCGAGCGCATCCCCGCGAGCACGTACCAGCTGCGCGGCACGGTGGTCAGCACCTCGGTCACGCCGCCGGCGCCGTCGTCCTGGTACTCGACGGACTGCACGGAGGTGACCGACACGAGCGGGCCGGCCGTCAGGAGCAGGTTGCGGGTCCCGCTGCCGTCCAGGTACTCGGTGTAGTTCTGCTCGACGAAGCTCCGCCCGAGCGTCGCCTGGTAGTCCTCGGAGACCTCGGAGATGACCATCTGGATCAGGTTGTCGAGCGGGTGCGCCTCGCCGGGCTGGATCAGGACGGGCGGGTTGCTCGCCGGCTTCTTCAGCTGCATGCGGGCGCGCACGCGATCGAGGCTGGTGAGCAGGAACGCCGAGGGCGCCAGGCCGGCGCTGACCAGGATGGGATAGTCGGTGACCCGGCCGTCGGCCGTCGGTGCGCCCGGATTCGTGAGCGTGAGAGTGAACTCGCCGAGGCGCGGGAGGGTGACGGTGACCGCCACCCAGCCCACGGCGTAGTCGACCAGGGTGACGGCCGCCAGCTCGCCGGCGGTCGCCGCGAGACGGTCGGGGCCCAGCATCGCCTTCGTTGCATCGATGGCGGATGCCTGGCCCGCGACGTACGCCTCGTTGATGTCCCGGACAGGGTGGAAGAACGTGTACGCCACCCCCATCTGCGCCGCGTAGAGCATCGGACCTTACTCCTCGAGGTGCGCCTGGCAGAACTGCTTCCCGGCCACGGGCGCGCGCAGGCAGCGGTTGCCCTTCGCGGTCGAGCCGGCGCAGGTGGTGGGCTCGCCGTCCTTCTCGGGCTTCTCGGCCGCCGGCTTGATCGCCTTCTCGACCTTGCCCTTCTTCGGAGGCGGCAGCAGCTCCTCGGGCGCCTTGTCGAAGAGCTCGCCGTCGACCTGCGCGTCCTTCGGAGCCTCGGTGCCGATGCCGTGTTCGATGAGGCGCTTCCCCTGTCGATCCGAACACTTGATGACCTGACCGGGCTTGAACTCGAAACCGGTCCCAGCCATGCCGCCGGCGGGCGTTAGCTTGACGTTCATGCGTTCCTCCTCTGTGCCGAGACGTGAAAGGGCAGGGCGGGGCCCGAAGGCCCCGCCCCGCCCGGGTCTTACGCGAGGTTGTGCGAGAGGAGACGGAGCGCCCTGCCTGCCCCGCCGACCAGGTCGCTGTCCCAGCGCTCGAACATCACGAACCCGGTCTGGAAGAACTCCGCGTAGCGCTCGTTGAGCCGCACGAGGATCGGGTTCAGGGCGCGACGGACGACGAAGTGGTTGAAGTCACCGAAGACGATGCTTTCCTTGTCCTCGACGACGGCGCTGTCCATGTCCTGGTTGATGACGACCGGACGGTTGTAGATCGTGGCGACCGACCCGACCGCATCGTTCGCGGGTCTGAAGATCGGGCGACCGTTGGAGTCGACGATCTTCTCGACGACCTTGAGGATGTCGTCGTGCATCATGAAGGCGACCTTGGGACCGTTGCGGTAGGCCGGGTCGACCGCGTGGTACAGGTTGACGATGTCACCGAAGGCGATCGCCGTCGCCGACGCCGCCTTGAGCTCGGTGGTGTCCGCCAGGATGGCGGTGATGAGACCGCGCGGCTTCGACGAGCCGTCGGCCAGGGTGGCGTCGAAGTTCATCCCCCGCCCCATGCGCTCGCCGAGGACGCGGGCGAGCCAGCTCTCCGGGTCGAAGGCGCTGTCCTGCATCAGCTGGTTCGGCGCCAGGACGATGTCGGAGGTGTAGAGGAACGCCTGCATCACCACGGCGGCCGTGGTGGGGTCGACGTTGGTCGCGGCCGCGACGGTCTCGGCCAGGAGGTGCGCCTTGTTCGCGGTGTCGTTCAGGGTCGGAAACGGCATGTCCGCCCCGGTGTCGGTGTTGACGAAGCGGGCGGCCTGGGCGATTCCCGAGAAGTCCTTCAGGGCGACGTCGAGCTCGCGCATGAAGTCTTCGGCGACGGTCGCGTTCGCCGCGGCGGTGAGGGCGCGCTTCTCGGCACTCTCCCCGAAGACGTAGCCGCGTCGCCCGGGCAGGACGTAGGCCTGCCCCATCTGTCGGGCCTGAGCCGGCACGAGACTGCGCTGCTGCGCCAGGAGATCGCGGGTTTCCGAGTCCCAGTCCGAGGGAGCCTGCGTGAGGAAGGCCCGGAAGGCGCGGCGCGTGGAGTCCTTCTCGGGCGTGGGCGCCGTGCCCGGCGCGCCACCGCGGCCGGCCTCGCGGGTGTCCAGCTTGTCGAGCTCGGCCTGGCGCTCGTCGTGCTTGTGCTGGCGCTCGACGGCGGCCTGGAGCCCGTCGATCTCCTTCCGCCGGCCCTCGAACTCGACGTCCATCTTGTTCCAGGACGTCTGCTCGTCGGCGGTCATCTCGCGGACCGCACCCTTGTCGTCGGTGAGGCCGGTGAGGATCGCGCTCATCTGGGTCCAGAGCGCGAGGTTCTGTCGCTTGAGCTGGAGGATTTTCTGCAACATGGCGGAGATCTCCGTGATGAACCGTCAGGTGACAGCTCATCGCGAGACTCCGCCGCGATGGGTGGCTGGTCACTCCCTTGCGCGCCGCTCAGGCCCCCGGTGAATCTCCGCCACCGTGAGCACCCTCGCGACTCCGCGCGCGCGGGGTGTTTAACTGCTCAGGTCAGGACGCCAGTGCCTTCAGGCGCAGCGTCCGCTTCTTCGCCTCGAGTTGTACCACGGCCGAATTGGCCTGTCGAGAGTTTGCCAAACGTGACGACCAGGCTTGCATCGATCGCAGCGCGACGTCGGTCTCCTCGTAGGCCGGGAACGTGACTCCGGGGCTGACCTCGTACAGCTTCGCGATCGCGAGGATGGTTCGGATCTTCCTGCCGGCCGGATCGGTCTCCCACTGGTCGCCGCCGTTCTCTTCGTCGACGGTGAACATGAAGCTGCAGCCGGTGACGTCGCCACGCTTCAGGCTGATCATCCGGTCGCGGAACCAGATCGTGTCCGGCGGACGAATCGTGAAGGCCAGTCCGACCTTGTCCTCGGCCAGCTCGAGCGTGCCAGCCTTGTTGCGACCGAGCACGAGCCCCGTGTCGTGGTTCCAGAGCGCGCGGATGTCGTCGCTCGCCAGGGCCTTGGCAAACGCGCCTGGATTGATCTTCTCCCAGATGTTGTCCCAGATGTTCGTGAGGACGTTGAAGACGGCGGCGTGCCCCTGCAGGACCGGCTCTTTCTCGTCGCCGGCGACGCGCATCTGCATCTGAAAGTGGCGCTTCTGAAGGTTCTTCATCGAGGTCTCCTCAATCGGCGATGATGTCGCATTCGCAGCCGCCGTGCAGGGGCGGGTGACCGATGTTGTCCGACGGCTTCATCGGCCCGTCGCTGTCCGGGCCGCCCTGGACGTCCTCGCCGGCGTTGACGAAGTTCTTGTCGACGCCGGCGACCTTGCCGTCGAGCGTCTGGCAGAAGTCGCAGGCGCCCGGGTTGACGGCCCAGCGGTAGACGGTCAGCCCGGCCACCAGGTACAGCGTCTTCGCCGCGCCACCCATGAACTGGACCGACTCGTTCAGGGCGATCTTCCCCGACCGCTTCTGCCCCCACTCGTTGAGGCGCGTCTGGATCGCCTCGGCCGCCGCCTCTTCCCCTTCGTCCTCGAACGCATCGAGCAGCGCCAGGAGCTGCAGGCGCCCCTCCGAGGCCTCGCGAATCCCGAATCGCCGCGTGTAGTCGACGGCGAACTTCTCGAGCTCGGGCGGCATGCCCTCGGACTCGTCGCTCCCCAGCTCCTGCGCGATGGCGCCGTCGATGAGCCCGGCGTAGGCGACGAGGACCGGCTGCATCTTCCCGGCCGCCCAGGTGTCGTGCGTGGCGTAGAAGTCGTCGATCGCGCGCCGCATCGCCGGGAACGATCGCCGCGCCCGGGCGTCGCCGCCCAGGTGCTGCTTCAGTTCCTTCTCGATGGCGCCGATCTCCCGCTTGACGATCATCGCGGCGC